GGCTGCTTACCCATCGTCATCGTCTTCTCCTGCTGATCAGGACTCAAAACAACAGAACCAATAGGCTTAGCCATCTTATTCTTAGCCATATACTTAGCCAAATTCTTCTTCTTATCCATATTCTTATCTTTCATAATAATCTCCTTTAAATAGCCTGAGTAACAAACCAAACAACACCAGCAAGAATACCACCACTAAGCACACTCGTAGCAATCATAGTCTGCATACGCTTACCCTCTGCAACCCCATCATACTTAGCATTCTCAATCTCCAAAGCAGTAACCCTACCATTAGTCCTCTTAACCTCAGCATGAATCTGAGTAAGAAGATCCTCCATATGTTGGAGTCGAATCAAAATAACATCAGTACTTTCCTCACTCATTACATGCTAACCTCCAATTAGTTGTTTAGCAATGCCCGTCTTAGGACGCTCATCACGAATCTTAGCAATAACCATCTGAATCTGATTAGGATCCATACCCTGAGCCTCAGCAGCAGGCAACCAAACCTGCATAACATAATCATAACGACGCTGCCACTCAGTAGCCGCACTAACAGCCTTCTCAGCCTTACTCTTCTTACCATCCTCATTAAGAACCTGAAGTACCATAGCACCCACAGCATCCTGACGAGAACTCATAGGAAGCGTAGAAGGATTAAGCCTATACGACCTAACACCCAACGCACTCAACAAACGCTGAGTAGGATCTTGCGCCTGAGTAGTACGCATATTAGGAATACTAAGCCGCCAAGTAGCATCAGGATCCATAGGATCATAATTCTTCATAATCTCAGGAGCATTATCAACCTCAGCATACTTATTCCTAAGAGAATCCTGCTCATACTCTTGATACTTAGCCAACTCACCCAACTTATAAGGATAAGTAGCCTTAAAAATATTACTAAACATATTCTTACCCATATCAATAACACCACTAGTACTAGTAGAAGACTCTTGAAGAGCCTTCCAATCAATAGCACCAGTCTGAGGATTAACATGAAGAGTGTCCTTAATCATTTGATTAAGATACGGATTAGTAAAATCCCAAACACTACTATTAGATTCGGCACCAGTAAGCAGACTAAAAGCAGCCATACCCATTTCACCAGTAGTACCAAACGGAGTAAGCGCATTACCATCAATACGAAAATCCGTATCCTCAATACCAAACATATCTTTAATGATCTGAGGAGGAGGAATACTACCCATCATCCAATCCGGAACACCTTGCTCAGCATTCTGCAAATACCCTTGCTGACCAAGATTATACAACACATTCGTCGTAATAGGCTTATCAACAAGCATACGATACGAGAACGTAGCCGAATGACGCTGCCAAGCATAGAATGGCATAACAACATTACGCATCAACTGCTCAGTAGCATTAAAATTATGATAATTACCACTAATAGTATTAGTCGTATAACGCATACGATGCTTAAGATTAGCATTAAAATACGGAGAACCACGATCCAACAATAGGTCAGTAGCAGCCTCAAACGGAGTAATCGCTTCATCACCCGTACGGATATTACCATGCCAATCCTCACCACGCTCAATATACGCCTTAACCTCAGGACCACGCATAAACGATTGGAAACCAGCATCATTACGCAGAAACTCAATTGCAACATTACGACGCATCATTTCTTCCCAAGTAGACACAACCGTATACCCGCCATGCCACACATACTTTTTAAAGAACGGCTCTGGCTTAGTAGCACCAACAAGACCAGCATCCTGCTTATAAATATTATGCTCATTCTCATAAGCAATACTACGAGCAACAGCCTCACTATCATTCTTAAAATGAGTAAGTTGAAGCGTAAACGCATCATTATTAATACGCCTACGAATACTCTCACGAGCAATCTTCTGAATAGCAGTACTCATAATACGCGGAGCAACATGAGGATTATACATCATCATCATTGCCAAACCACCAATAACATTATTAGCAATAAACGCCGGATTAGCATTAAGGACAAAGAACTTAAACAAGTTACCCCAACCCTTAACACCAGTCGAATTAAGAAGACGCTGACTAAGATTATCAGACTCAATCGTCATCTGAGCCAGATCCTTAAACGCCTGATCAGGCAAAGCAAGAACAAAACCATTATCAGGAATCTCACTAGGATCACTAAACTCTCGCGCAATCCAAGCCTTCGTAGTCGAATGCTGCGCCAAACTCTCCTGATTAGCCTCACTAACCCAATCATGCGTACCACCACGCACAATAAACTGTGGCTCACCATTCTCCTTAATAATAACACCAAGACCATCAGTAAGATCCATCGTAGTCTGCATCGGAGTAAGCGTACCATCAGCATACGCCATAAGAGCCTTCTCAGCATCACTACTCACACCACGCAAACGAGCAAACTCCAACGCCTCCGCAGCACTATCAAACGGACGCACATTATGAAGCACATGATAACCCGACTCCTTAGGAGTCTTACCATTAACCAGATTAGCAGGCACAAGCACAGCCTGAGACTCTGCAAGACTACGGAGATCACGCTCAATACGATTCTTCATATAATGCACCTGAGACTGAATAAGACGAGACAAAGCATGCTGACGCATACCAGACTCAGCAACCTTACCCTCATTAGCAATCATCTGCTCATTCATATGGACACCACGCTGGCCCGTATCATTAATCTTCTCAGAATAAAAACGAGCCTTAGGATACACATTACTCATAGCATTCAAAGCACCCTGATACAACAACTCCTTACCCACCTGAGCCGACTCTGTAATAGGAGCACCAGCGCCCTTATTCCTAGCAGAAAAGAATACCTTAGGGAGAACAAAAGTCTCATTCGTATCAATAATACGACCATTCTTAACCCTACCATTATACATCTCATGACGAAGAGTGGGAATATGAAAAGCAACAAAATCATTACCAACATTCTCAGTAGCCCTAACCAGCACAGGACGACCCGGCGTACCAAACGAACCCAAACCATCCACAAACATACCAGCACGATCAAGAGCCTCAACAGCCGCAACCATCTCATCCTCACGCTGCTTACGAAGAGCAGGATCAGTAATAGTATCAAACACAGTACCATCCTCCTCAGCCTTCTGAGCAAGATTAATCAATGCTTGACGATCACCCTTCTTAGCCATACCCGTCAATAACAAATTAGTATTAACACGCAGAACCTTAGAAGTAAACCTACCAACACGACCAGCATTACCATCTGGACCAAACAAGTGCGTAGCGCTCAAACGCAAGCCATCCATAGCCTCACGATACAATAACTTCAAATGAGCAAGACTAGTAGGGGTCGTATCCTCATGAACAATACGCGAACGCACAGCCTGATCCTGACGATCCAAACGACGATACAAAGCCTCAGCCTTATCAAGATTAGGATCATCAGCATTATACGTAGCATCAGACAAACGCTGACGCAAATCAGTAAGATCAGTATTAAACATTTCATCAAAAGACGTAGCAGCCTTCTGCATATCTTCAATCTGATCATCAAGTAACTTAGTTAACTCTAACTCATAATTAGCAAGATCCTTACGCGCTTGAGGAACAACCTCACCAGTATTAGCATCACGAGGCAAAGCATTAATCTTATCTTGCAACTGCTGACGCTGAATAGCCGGAAAATTAAGAGGAATCTCTCCCTCACCACCAACAAGTTGGGCCTCAACAGCACGACTCATACTAGGCGTAAGATTAGACTCATTATCAATCTCAATAAGAGTTTTAGCACGACTCAACTCCGTAGCAACATCACCCCACTCATACACAGCCTCATTCTTAACAGCCTTAGTATAATTATAACGATACGAAAACAAAGGCATATCAAGAAACTTAGCACCAATCTTACCAGTAATACCCGGCTTCTCAGAAGTACCAATAGCCGCTTTATCAACACCACGACCAACCCAAAAAAACGCTTCCTTCATACCACGCATAATAGGCGAAGCAGGAAGACGAATAATAGCCTTATCACTAGCCTCAAGAACACTCTCAGGCTTAGCAAGAACCTTAGTACGCGGCTCAAACAAAGCACTAGCACGAATACTAAAACTCTTATCAGCACCATTAAACTCGTAGCCCATAGCCTGCCAACGATTCAACTCTGCCTGACTAAGCGCATCACCATTAATAGCATTACGCATAGTACGCCTAAACGTACGAGCACTAGGAGCCTGACTAATCTTAGTCTCAAGCGTAGCAAGATCCTCCATATTCTTAAGAGCAGCAAAATCCATCCACCCCGGAGCAGCCTTAACATACTCTGGCGCATCATACTCAGAATACACGCCACCACGAGCACGAGTCTTAGCAAGACGAAGAGCAGCATCATCAGCCGCAGTCAATCCAACCTTACCAAACACGCGCCCAGTACGCCCAGCAACACTAGCCACAGCGCCAGCCTTAGCACCCCAACCAACAATAGGAGCCACATCAAGGACATCCAACACATAAGAAGCAGGATCACTATTAATCTTCTCACCCATAGCATCCCAATTAGCCGAATCATCAAGCCCCTGCCACCACGACTGATCCTCACCCTTAGCATTCTTAGCAAAAGGATCATAATAACGATTAGCATAATCAGACCAAATAGCATCGCCTAACTTAAAATCAATAGCGTTACCCCAATCATACTCGCCACCAGACTTAGCCCAATTAACAGTCTCCTTACCAGCAAGATAAGCCTCATCACTAACAAGCGTAAGACCAGTAGGCAAACCAAGACCCATACGACCAACACCACGAAGAGCATTACCAGTAAGACCAACCAGACCATACTGACTCCAAGGAACATTCTCCTTACCAGTCCAATACGTTTTACGAGCCTTAAGAAGGTCATCATCAGCAAGACCATTCATATAATCAAGCGTCTTAGCAACCTTCTTAGAACCTTCAGCATCAGCGCCAATAACACTACCAAGCATACCAGCAGTAGGACCAAGCGCCAAACCAGCAATCATACCACCAATAGTACCAGTAGCAACACGAGAATACGCGGACTGCTCTTCACCACCAAGCGACCTAGCAACAGCATCAATAATACTAGGAACCTGAGATAACTTCTGCTCCAACTCCTTAGTTTTCTCCGGACTATACTTAGCACGAGTAGACTCCACACGATAATCCTTAAGTCCAGCATACTCAATAGCCTGCGCCTTAAGAACATCACTACCAACATCAGAACCAATCTTATTAAGATCCTTAGCCACACTAACAGCCTGACGAACAAGATCATTCTGATACGTCACATTAACATCATCACGACGAATCTTCTGATTATTAGTATTAAAAAGAATACCATACTTAGAGCCAACCTTAGGTGTACCCCAACGAGCCTTATACTTCTCGCCCTCCGCGCCATACTTATCTGTAAAAGTAGAAGACAAATCAAGCAGACTATTATACCTAGCCTTACCCGGAACAAGCGGAGTAGCCGCAGCAAGATCCTTAAGCGTACCCGGATCAGTATTAGCCATCACACTAAACGCAAGCATCTCCTTATTCTTACGAAGACGATCAAGCGCATAAGCCTGCTGCCACTCCTCACCATACAAACCAAGAGTCTTCTTAGCATCAGAACGACCATACACACCAGTATAGCCATAATTAGACAAACGCATAGCCTCAGTAAAATTATACTTAGGCTCACTAGTCTGCGGATTATACGACGAGTAGAACTGATTACGATCAGCAATACGACGCGAATAATTAGACATAATAGGCGCAGAAGCAGCCTGAGCCTTAGCAAGCGTCTTAGATAAACTAAAAGGCTTATACTTATAAGGTTTATTAGCAACTGGTGTTTGTCCCGTTGCTTGTTCAAGTAAACTAGCCATACAATAATCCCTCCGTGTCTTGGAACATTACAAAAAACTTTGCAGCCTCCACACAATTAATAATTACTTCTTTTTACCACCAATAAGGCCCTGAAGACCCATCGTACTTTGATAAGCACCAGTCTTATACAACTTTTCTGCTTCCTTAGCAGACAAATCACTACCAACACTACCAAGCACCCGATTAAACCACGAATTACCACCACTAGTCGGAGTAGTAGTAGGCGTAGTAGTAGAATCATTACCCTTACCACCACTACCCTTAAGCGACTTTTGAGCAGCCTGATACTGCATAATCATACTAGCAACATCAAACGGATTCTGATTAAACCCAATCCTCTTACCCTTAGTCTCAGCAAGCATCTGACCCAACTCCATACGCTTCATACGCGCAGCATCAGTAGCCTCACCAATACCAAGCATCATAGCCTGACGACTAGCCTCATTAGCCTTAAGAGTATCAGCCTCCAAACCAGCCATACGAGCCAAACCACCACCAGCAAGCGCCTTAGAATACACATCACCACCCTGACCACCCATACCACTAACAGTACCAGCAGCCAAAGCCACATCCGCAGCAGTACCAACATCAGCACCAATAGCACCAGCCGCACCCTTAACAATATCAGACACACCAGCACCAGCCTTAGCAAAATCCATCCCACTAAGAGCATTAACAAACTCCGTACCCTTACCCTTATACGCAGCAGTAACCTGCTCAGCACCCGGAATACGACCCAGAATCTGCTGATACTGCTTAACAGTCTCACTATTCTCAGGCTTCAACAAAGCCATCTGATTAGTAAGCGTACCAATCATAGGATTAAACTGACCCCTCTGACTAGTCATCCACTTCATAAAATCTTTCTTAGAAGGATTCGTATAACGACCCATCCAAGCATTCTTGTCCTTAGCCATACTGCCTCCTAAGCCTTTCGCCACTTACCATTAACAAACTGCATCTTCTGACCATTAACCGGATTAGTCCAACGCTGATAATTCTTAGCATTAGCCGGAGGTTTAGAAGCAGCAGGAACACTAGCATCCATTGTAGGAGCATTAGCATTCACAATACTAGCCTTAGCAGCCTCAGCCTCCAAACGAGCAGCAGTATCCTGAGCCTGAGCAGTCTGCAAATCTTGCCAAGCAGAACCAATAGGAGCAAGACCACTAGCAAGACCACTAATAAAATCAGTCTTAGCCTTACCCAACTGACCAGTAGTAGCAGCCTCAGCCAACTGTCTACGCTGACTCGTAAGGCCACCACCAATATCACCACCAAAACCACGACTACGAGACTCAGCCATAACATCAGCCTCACTACTAGCACCAGAACGACTAATATCAGACAACAAACCAGTACCACCAACAGTAATACCCTGCATAGCCTGACTCAACTTGGCCTGATCAACACCACCAGTAGCCTTATCAAACAACGTATTAGGATCAAACGCTCCTTGAGCGCCCTCCACACCATACGCACCACCACCAGTAGGAGCAACAAACCCATACTGACGAAGCAACGCATTCTGAGCATTACGCGCCTGATTAAGCGCATCCTGATAAGCAATAGATGCCTGCCCAGTATAAGTTAACAAGTTTTCACCAGCCAAGTTTCACCCCCTTAAGTCTTTTGAATCCAAATATGATTAGTAGGAAGTGAAGGCATACTACCAGTCGGCGGAGTATAAATCTGCCAACCAGTCGGAGCCGAAGTTCCCGGATAAACAACAATCATATAATTAAAATGATCATCTAATTGTGTATCAATGCTTGTGATTACACTGTTGATACTTGTGTACCCTGCTACGTCATTACCAGAGATTGTTTTAAACTGGTAGTTTGTAGTGGGGTTTCCTGTTGCGTCTGCCATTTGTCACCTCCTTAAAGTTCTGCACTAATTGTATAATGTGTTGTAAAACCTACACAAGTCTGTGATACAATATAAATACGAAAAGCACGTTCTGAAATATCTGAAATAGTAGGAGTAATATTATTTATACCAGCCCCACTAGCCGTATACTTAGTAACTTTTCCAGCATTACCAGCATTATCATATACAGTTAAAGTTCCATTTGTAATTCTTTTTGTAATAAAAAACGGTATTCGTTGAGCAATATAACCATTATGATCTGCTCCAACCATAAAGTCATTACCTAAAGACCCATTTGCTGTAGCCGCTCCAATAGCAGTTCCTAAATCATATGTTTTTTCAAAGTATCGTTGACATTTTCTCAACGTAGTCTCAAAAGGCTCAAACTCGAAAGGAGTAGCAACCGGACCAGCCTCTAACTGAACACCAGTAATATAAAAAGTAGCATTAGCCGTACTAGCCCATTGCGTTTGAGTAGTACGTTGCCATCCAATAGAAGACCAATTAGTCCAATCACTATTGTAAGTATCAGTACGCCTATTTGCATTAGAACCTAATCCCCACTCAACGTGCAAACCAATACCCGTAGTAGTATTCCAAGTACCAGATGCAGTTGCAGTAGCCAGACTAGTTGTAATAGTTTTAAATTCCCACGTATTAGCCGCATTAATTGTATATGCTGCTACGTATGCTCGATCTGGAGTGACAACGCCAACATCAGTATTAGTAAAAGAAACACTGTAAGTACCTGTTACACTTGAACGAACCCAAAAAGAAAGCGTAATACTTTTGTTGTAAAGATCAGAAATATTATAGCCTTCAATTTTTTGTGTAATTCCAAGCCAACCACCAGAAGCAAACGTAAGTCCAGTTGCGCCTGTGGCTACTTTAAGACTATTAGTAAAACTGCTAGGATATACAGTTGTATCATTGCTAACAGTAATATTACTGCCAGAAGACCAAGTATAGTCTTTAATATGAAATCTATCTACTGGGTAATAGTTAGTACCTCCACCAGCAGGAAAAGAAAAACTTGTTCCTCGTTGGCTTACGCGCATATTACCATTTGTAATTCTATTACGAAATGCAGGAGCGCCTACATTATCATCATACCCATGACCGATAACAGTCATAACACCTCCTTAAAGTTCTGCACCTAAACCAAGATAGCCGTTGATGTTGGCATTAAACAACAAGGCATATACTGTTCCGATTGTTAATCCGGTAGCAACCATTGTAATTGTACTACTGTTTGGATTTGCTGAATCAAACGGCGAAGCCGCTTGTGTAGCCGCAATAACGCCGCCGCCTGCGTACAGTCCTAAATTTGCTGATTCGCAAACGGTTGGAGCCGAACGCATAGGCACAGGATGCAGTATCATTGGTACTGCGTTAGTGGTCGAAAACGCATGACCAATACCAAGGCGCGTGTAAATATGTCCTCCAGCAATTCTAAAATAATACCGTTGGCATTTCCTCAAAGTAGTCTCAAAAGGCTCGAATTCATAAGGAGTAGCCGTACTACCCACTTCTAACTGAATATCAACAGAAGTAGAAGATAATAAGTCAATAGTAAAACTAGTAGACGCAGAAGCAGCAAAATACCCGGAAACAGTAACCGTCTGTCCTGCTAAATGAGTACAATTAATAGACTCAATTGATTGAATACCTACAACATTAGCCGTAGTAGCCTGCGTCCATTTCATAGCATACTGAAACCTTGCTGGAACAATTGTAGCCTCTCGTGCAATTGTAGTTGTTCCACCACCATTATTAATCCACCAGCGATCAGCAGTAGTATAACCAAGTGTAGTGCTACTAGTGCTTCGTTGCCACACGTTCATGTTGCCATTAATAATAGCATTACGATACGTCTGATAATTATCAATTTGATTACCAGTAACAGTAATAACATCTGATCCGCCTTGAGTATGACTAACAGCGTGAGCAACAGTACTAGGCTCAACAATACCACCAAGACTAGCCTTAATAATCTTCACAGGACTACCACTACCAGCAGCCACAAGATTAGGAAGATTAAACGTAGTAGAACCATCACCAGTACCATACGTAGTACCAATAAGCGCAAACAAATCAGCATAACTAGTACGCGACACGGCACTACCATCAGCGCGTAAGTATCCCGTAGGATAACTAGACGTAGTAGGCCAATCAAGCATAGTCCCCACAGGACTCGTAGAAAGACTCGTAGTCGTCACCGTACCAAGACTAGTAGTATATCGAATATAATACTTACCCGTCGTAGCAGCCACGCTAGGCACGTTAAACGTCGTGCTACCATCACCACTACCATAAGTAGTACCAATCACCGTAAAAAGAGTAGCATACGTCGTACGAGACACAGCACTACCATCAGCAGCAATCCAACCCGGAGGAGCAGTACTAGTATTAGCATACCAAAGGATAGCCCCTACGGGCATACTATCATTAGAGACTGCAATGTTAGTATTGAGTCCCCATTTGACTCCATCATAGATCCAAGAGGTAGAACCGCTTGTGAAGATTTGTCCCGTGGTGGGACTGTCTGGGAAATTGATAGCCAATTAGTGCTCCTTTCTAAAAATAATCATTATGCTGGGCCAATATCTTCAACTGCAAGCCACGAGGTAATTCCGCCACCTCGGTTAGCACTACCCGTAGAAATTGCTGCCGCTCCAACAATTACTGTACTACCAGCAGCAAGCGTTGTAATAATGCTAGTAAAACAAGAAGTGTTATTACCTCCGCCAGCACTTGGAAAGTTGCCATACCCATATTGAGTTCCAGCCGTGTTAGTAAGGTTAATTCTGAGCGTAATAAGAACGGCTCCCGTTGCCCCGGCTGGCCCAATTCCACCTTCATAGTACGAAATTTTGTAAAGTCGTCCCGCAACTGCTGTAAATGCCGGTGAAGTTAAATAAACAGTATTTGTAGTTGTTACCGCTGTTGTTGCGGTACTAGTTACATATGCCATTACTCCGCGTGGTAAAGCGTTAAATTTATTATCAATACCACTAAGATTAGCCGTCAAATCAGTAACATCACCAGCACCACTAGCCGCAGCATTACGAGTATAATTAGTAGGAACATAATCAACTTGAACACGATCACCGTCGATAATATCACTACCACCACGCACATGCGACGAACCATGCGAAGGAATTGCTAACTGACTAGCCTCACCAACCTCAACCCACTGATTAGAAGACCCATCCACATACCAAATAAAAGTCTTACCCGTAGTAGAATCAAACCACAAAGCGCCACTAGTCGGACTAGAAGGAGCCGTATCACTAGCAGTAACACTAGCACCGCCACCACCAACCTGCTTCCAAGCACTCGTACCATCACTACGATACAACGAGTAAGGCTCGCCAACAGTATTAACAACCCACAACACACCGGCAGGATGAGTAGTAGCATTCCAAGTAGGCAATGATGTTCCATAACCAATAATCTTAGTATAATCAAGAACATCAGATCCGCCCGGAACATGCGTACCAGCATGACTCGTAGGAGTACGCGCATCACTCAACCGAGCATCACCAGTAAGAACCAGATCAGCAGTATTACTAATACCATGCACACTAGTAGTATCAGACGAGTGAGTAGACACCGCCGTAGACACATCTGTAGCCGTCGCTAAGGCGCTCGTATCAGCAATGCCGTGAACGCTAGTCGTATCGCTAGAGTGCGTAGAAACGGCCGTAGAGACATCCGTAGCGGTCGCTAAGACACTAGTGTCAGCAATACCATGAACACTAGTAGTATCCGAGGCGTGAGTATCAAGTTCAGACTGAGTAGCCATATCCACAGCAAAACCCGGATTAGGATACGTACCCGACAACACTCCGCCAGCACCACCAGTAGGAGTACGAGCATCAGTAAGACGAGAATCACTTGTATACACAAGATTAGCCGTATTCGTAATACCATGCACACTCGTAGAAGCACCAGTATGAGCATCCAACTCTGCCTGAGTAGCAATACTAAACGCCAAATCAGACTCCAAAATACTATTATTAAGCGCCAACTTAGAATAACTAATCGCAGCAGCCGTATTAACATCCGCATTAACAATAGTATTATTAGCAATCATAGTACTAGTAACAGTACCCGTATCCGTCGTATACACAATACTAGGAATATCAATATCATGAGCATTAGTAACATTCTGCACATGAGTATCAAACGCAGTACCCTGCGACTCAGCAAACAAATCCTGAACAAACTCCGTCGTAGCAATACGAGAAGAATTATCAACCACACTCTGCGTAGTCGTAGTAGGATTACCACCAAGACTCACACTACTCACAATATCAGAACCAGTAATAGTCCCATCAACAATATCACTACTAACAATACTATTAGCAAGATTAAGTTTAGAATACGCAATAGCAGCATCAGCAGCAATCTTAGCATTATTAACCGCGCCACTAGCAATACTAGGACTAGGATACGTCCCAGAAAGATCCCCACCAGCCGCATCACCCTGCTGCATCAACTTAGTAGCACCACTAAGATTAATATCAAGAATCGTATAAGTAGACTCAATACGCTCAGCCAACTCCTGAATACGCAAATAAGTATTAGCAACACTATCCCCAGAAAGAGGATACGGAAAACTATAAATCGGGGTATACCCCTTTAAATCAGACATACGCATCCTCCTTCTTTATTCTTTAACAATAATTCTACCACCCGCCGTAGTCTCACCCGTATTCGCCAAACCAATCACTTGACGAACATACGAATTAACTTCCTTACGAATAATATTAGTAACCCAAGATTGAAAAGCCTGCTTACCCTGAGGCGTATTCAAATCAAAATCAGGCATCTGTTCCATTAAACCCTCCCTTGACGAAGAGCCTTAAACCCAATACTAAAGCCCTGAACCTCAACACGAGTAGGCGTAGTAACCACACCATTAAAAGGCTTCTTATAATTATTAACCTGATACAATCTAAAACCAACACTAGGATAACGCCAACTAAATCGCTTAGCATAACGATTAAAATCAGACGTAAACAACTCGTCCCAAAATGTTTGAGTAGCCTGAACATTATTCCAAGTAGACTTAGCAGGAGAAGTAAGTTTAGGAAACACAACACCAAACTGTACCTGACCAGAAGGATTATCCTCTGGCACATCACCCCTACCAAGATAATCCCAATTATAACCAGTTTCAGTAAACAATTCCCAATACTGATGCTTCTTCTTAGAAATATCTACCGAATCATTATCATCATCATCCACAAGATCCATACGCATAGCCCCATCATACAAAAGCATACTAATCATAACACGCTGGAACCATTTACGAAGAATAGGATCACCAACAGTAAAATGCTTAGTCTGAATATAAAAATCAGGACCAAGTACAAGATCAGAATATGGAATATTAAGTTTTTCTACAAGAAGATCATCCGGTCCATTAGTAGAAGTATCAAACACAGGATGAATATCAATAAACCTAGCCCTAAGATTATCATTAAAAACCTCAGTAGCAGTGCCACTAGTCACACTAGTAGATGTAACATTAGCATGCGTCTTAGCATAAGAAACCGTAGTACTTGTAACACCAGTAACAGTAAACGTACCATCAAAAATAGGATCACCAATATCAACAACAATACTCTTACCAATACTAAACGTATTACCACCACTAAGCGTAAGCGTAGCCGTATTACTAGTAAGCGCCTTATTAGTAACCTTAAACGTAATATGATCTTCAACACTATTAACACCAACAATAGTCTTAATACCATACAGAGTCTCAGTACTAGCAACACCACGAGGATCCATATTAGAAATTGTAGTCAAAGCATTAGTAGGCAAATAAATAGCAAACGTCATACTCGTATTCTTACGGAGAGGCCCATACTTATTAATAGACGACACATCACCCCACTTAGCAGTAGCAGCCCCATCAGCACCCCAAGTAATCGTAGTACCAATACTAGCCGACTCCTCAGGATTATTTAACTTCTTCTGATCCCAATAAATAGGCACATTAGCCTCAGAATTAAGATCATCAGACGTAAACGCCGGATCCAACTCATTAAAACTACGACCAACATAAGCAGGATTAGACTCCCAATCCGACACATAAATAGGCTCATACCTAATAGGATCAAAAGGAGACTTCCACGCAGTATAATGCATAATAAGATTATTCTTATGAATAAATCCAATCACACGATCCTGAATAGGATTAAAAACATCAAGACTATCAGTATAATACAAACCAAGATTATCTTTAGTAAGATTACGAACACTAGCACCATCAAAATACATAATGCCACTCTTACCAGCCCAGAACACACCACCACCATACTCAACAATACTAGAAGGACACAAACAACCTTCTGGAACAAGTTGTTCCACACTAAAATTAGTACGATCATTACCACGAAGAATATAAGTACGATCTTCTAGAAATACTAGCAAACCAGCCGACGACGAGCCAAGCCCACGAAACTGACTCTTACCCGGAAAAACAATAGAGTCAGCAGCATCACGCGACAAATCTACTGCTTCACGATCATGAGCGGCACTAAACACCACACGATTAGTATTCTGATCATCCTTAGAAAAATTACCATACCATTGATAGCCCGCATATACAGCCGTATACAAACCAGCAAAAGTATCAGACGTACGATTATTAACCATATAATCATTAGTAATAGCATCAGTCAACTTAATATCAGTAATAGGCTTCATAATATACTCGTCACCAGTAGTATTAATACCCGGATCAGCCCAAAAATTACCAGTAGTATTATTAGTAATTTCTTTTACTTTACCATAATACGCATTATCACTAGCACGATAAACATTCCAATTAGTAACAGCAGCCGACTTCCAATGCCCCTCACCACTAGTACCCGCAGTACCACTAGTCAACGCAACACTATCTGTAGTCGTATTTAACAAACCACGACCATGAATATGAATATGCGGACGCACACTAGTAAAGACAAGATTCTGAGTAAGACTAGTACTTTGAATATCATTCTTCATACGCATAGTACCACCACTACCATCACTAACACGAATAGTTTTAGTAGTAATAGTAGTATAATTAATTGTAGCACCACTTAAAGTTTCTACAACACTAGTAATTTCATGATCCGTATTATACGCAGAAACACTATGACTCGCAACCGTAATAAAATCTCCAGTAGTAAAAAGAACTTTATTCGGCCCATCAATTCTAAAGGTAACATAATTAGGACTACTACCAGTACCAGCAGACGAAACAATATTATAAGTAACACTATGATTATTATCAATAACATCACTCCACATATACGGCCTCTTCTCAAGAGTAATATGCGTAGCATCAGGAATATTAGAAACCACACCAATATATCTATACTTTGTAACACCACCAACAACTACACTAGCAAAAACAAACTGACCAACACTAAGACCAGTAGTACCACCAGAACCACTAGGAACCGTAACACTAGTAGTATAAGAACTATGCTCAGGATCAAACCCAGTAACACCAGAAGCATCAACCTCAAAAACACACGAAGCCCTAGTAATAAGATTATTACCATTATTATAACCACCACGCCAAAAAAACTGGTACTGAGACTCAGAATCAGAAGGATCTGACGACAAACTAACCCACAAACCACCACCAAGAGCAGGCTTAGCAGTAAGAATAGTTAGCGAATCAGCCGTAAAAGGCAATAATTGTTCCCCAAGAAACGTAAAATTCTTATCAAAAACACGAAGAATATTAGAAAAAGTAGATCCAGCAGTCTTACGAATAAGCATACCAATACGCTCATTACCAATAGGATCATACGTGGAAAGAACACCAAGAATAACTTCACTAGTCGAATCAGCCGCCGTAAACTCCGTCACAACAGGAAGACTAGTAGCCGCATCCGTCTTATACAAATCAAACTTAGTAAACGGACCACGACGACGAATAAGTCCAGCACGATCAAACAACACATCCTGCGACCAACGTACAAACGTATCCGGAATAAGCGTACCCGGAGCAGCCTGATTCATACCCTCAACAGCACCAACCTGATTAACAAAAGTCAAACCCGCCACCGGATCACCCCCTTAATTTAGTAATTCCAATCGTAAGAATCCGTCAAAACATGAATACGATCAGTGCGATCATACTGCTGCATCCAAGCATCATTACGCATTTGCTGATAACGCTGCTCAAACATATTTTGAAAAGCCGCAGCCTGCGGATCATCATTAACAAGAAACGCCTTAACAAGCGCACCATACACAATAATACTATGATGCCTAGTAGGAATAAGAAACGCACTAGAACCCGTAGTATCATTAGCCGTACTCGGAGTCTTAATATAATACAACCGATACGTCGTATTACTCGTAGGCGCAGGATACAAATACAAATCTTCACCAACAAAATAATAACGCTCAGGATACACATTAAGATTATTAATCTTATAATTCTTCTCAACCACATCGCCACGCTCAGGAATCATAATAACATCATGCGTAGTATCCGTAAAAGATAGTACACTATTCAAATCAACAATACTCTGACTAGCAGCATTATTAATAGTAAGCACAGCATTATTCGTAATCTTAGTAGTACCCGCAGGCACAACAAACTCTACCACACCCTCCATAAAAGGCCAAGGCTCACGAGTAACAATATCCAAATACGCCTCATTAAGAAGCAACAACTTCTGCGAATCCTCAAAATCATCAAAACCATACAAACTCATCTCATCATACATCTCATCAAGCGTCATTACTCACCCCCTTAGGCAAACTCTTAATAATAGGAGACTTACCATGCTTACGCATAAAATGCTCCACAACCTCAACACTCTCATCAGTAGCCTGATCACCCTTATACTTAAGGTTTGCACGATACTGCTCCTGAGACTTAACAACATCACGATAAATAGTATTACCATTACGCATAGTATCCGCACGACGAATACGAATCATAACATCATCAACATCAGGAATCTCGCGCCCAAATCCGCACACAGGATAAGGCTCAGCAGGACGCGGCATACGAATAAACACACACCAATCCCCAGTCTCCTCATTCTTAGCGAACATCAAACGCTCATCATAATCCCTAACAGCATTGTCAACCTTCAAAGCACGAATATCCATACTACCACGACCCGGAATAAACAAACTACTCATCAACAATCCCACTTTCGCAAACTCTTATTAATACGACTATTAGGATCATTAGCCGTCTTAGCCGACGTATTACGCCGCTTCATACCCATCATACGCGCACAAAAACTCTTACGCCGAGCAGCACTCTTAGGCGAACTAGCAGCCTCTTTTGCGCTCACAGGCGGTTTTAAATTAGCGCCATGCGCCCGATTATACGAAGCGCGACCCTTAGCATTCAAACCACCCTCAGGATTCTTACCCTCTTTACGAGTCCACGCCTCAGTCATAACCTAACCTCGCTTCTTCATCTTATTATAAGCAGCATTAGCAATAGCATACACCTTAGACTTAGACCAGCCCGGATGATCACGCTCTAACGCACTAACAATCTCTTCAACCTTCTTAGGCATAACGCCTCCTTGTAAAAGAATGGGTGGAGAGCCGAAGCCCCCCACCCAAATCATTATTAGAAACCAGCGTCAGCCGAGCCGTCCACGGTGATACCCGTAAGAACAACCTGATTGTTACGACGATTAGCGCCGAGGTTCATGTAACGCGCCATGACCGCCTCAAACTTGTCGTAGCCAGTGACCTGACGAAGCGTCATACCATCAGCATCAAGGAAATGCCAGTCCTGATCCGAGAACACCTTCATCGTGGCCTCGTCAAGAATGTACATCTTACCATACGGAGCATCAATATCCGCAATAATCGGCATGCCGTTATACGACAGAGCCTTGAAGCCCGAAGAGTACGACAGACTATCCGGCTCAACGTACCGAACATCCTGACTCAGCAAGCCATAGAACTCGCGCTGAACACCCAGCGAAGTGACGACCGAAGTCGGCATTCCACCAGCGATACGAGCAAGATTCAGACCCTTCTGAATAGACTCAAGCGAAATAGCACCAGACACAGCAATGCGCTGATTATCCCACCACGTAGCCGTACCAGTCGGCGTAATACCACCAAGAGCAGTAGCCGAATCAGCAACAATGCGCTGAAGACCATCAACCTCATCCGACAACGAGTACGTATTGCCTTCAGCCGCCGTCTGCACCGTGACACCAGCACGAACGATATAATCGCCCGAAGCAAGCGCCGCAGCCAGCGTCGTTGTAAACGTCACAACACCAGTAGAAAGATTAGCCGAAGCAACCTCAATACCCGTATACGTAGCCGCCGAAGTTGAAGCCGACACATCAAAAATATCCACAAGCATACCCGGATAAATCTGGCCCTTACGGATCGGCTCAATCGGCACAGTCAACGTCGTCGTAGAACCAGCCGAACCAACAGCAATAGAACCCGAACCATTACCATAAACCTGACGCGCAAGATCCTTCTTAAGGTCATTACGAACACCATCCAACTCAGACTTAAGAGCCTGAAGGAAAGCGCCAGCCTCATTCTTCGTCTTAGCCATCGAAGGACCAGTCACCTCAACGCGACCATACAGGTACTTCAGATCATATACAGCCTTCTCGTACTGCTGCTTGCCAGCGGACGGCAACAGAGCCGACTCTGCACGAGCACCAATACCAGCCGAACGACCCCAATGAAGCGGCACATAAGCGCGCTTACCAACCAAATCCTCACTCTTCGACTCAAGACGAGACAGAAGAAGGACCTCATTATTCAACTGCTCAGCAACCGGCCCAAGGTAATACTCCTTGAGAATCGTGCTGAGCGTACCAAGATTAGCACCAGCCATATCTTAACACCTCCAAATTAATTTTTTAGGAAATGTTACGAACAGCCTCCATCGCCGCCTTATGCGCATCATCCAAAGAACCAAACTCCTTCGGAGGAACACTAGACGGACCACCCGGAGCAGGCGTAGCACCATGCGGTACCGTTTTAGCCTGCAAATACGAGCCAAGAAGATTCTGCTGAATCTGATGATACATCTCCTGAGCAGCCATTAAATCGCCCTGCGTAGAATACGCCAACGAATAAATAGCATCCATATCAGAATCAGTATAATTCGGATTAGTCGTCCGAATAGTCTGTTCAGCAGCCTCAATTTCCATAAGTACCTGCTGTTGCTCCTGTTGCTGCACCATCTCCTCACGGAACTGACGCATCTCCTGCAACTCCTTAGCAACCTCAGGCGGAAGCCCTTCGTAACCATTATTAACCGGAGCATCCGCAACAACAGGCTCATTAGCATAACCAAGTTCCTCTAAGCGACTCTGAATTTCCTGACTAATGCCCATAGCAAACTCAGGATCAGTATTCATCCTCTGCAAGAGACTAACGGCCTCTAACGCCTCGTTCGGATCAACTCCGTTTTCGGAAAACGCTTCATACTGCTTACGTGTTTCCGCAATTTCCTGAGTCTTGCGAGTATAATCAGCCTGCATAGACCGATACACCTGCTGCATATCCTCAGGAAGGGTAGACGGATCAAAACCAGTAAAGGATTCCACATTAGGATTGTCCTCAACAGGCGCTTCAACCGCCTCAACAGCGTCAAATCCCTCATCAGGAAGTTCCGCCTCTAACGCTTCAAGAGCGCCAGAAATATCAATATCACTCATCGTGACTCCTTACAATAAACGACTCCAGTTTATTCTGGTTGGTCGCTAATTATTAATCTCAACCTTAATAGGCTCAATAACCACCACTTCAGACGCACGATCCTCAGCAGCAGCCACAAGTCCCTCACTAAACCCACTCATCAACTCTTTCATATCCTCCCTAGTAGGAAGAGTATGCACAGTCTCAGTCCGCTTAGTAGCAAGACCCTGAGCAAGCCTAATCTTATCATCCATAATACCCACAACCGTAGCAATAGCAGACAACTGCTTCACCTCAGCCTCAGGAATCAACTCCTCCAACTTACGCATAGCCTTCTCACGAACACTAGACGCATGATGAACAAACTCGTACGCATTAGCACGAATATGATCATCCAAATGGTCTGGAGGACCATCCTTCTCCCACTTCTTAGCCCAATAAGCAACAGTAGTATGATTCATACCACACTGACGAGCAGTAGCACGAATATTCTTATCATTACTAATCCAAGCCACATAAACCGCAGCGCGATCCTCATCAGACCACTCTGTGCGATTATTAGCCATTACTCACCGCCTGCTCAGCCATTTTATTAGCAATCTTCTGATCCGCAAGCGCCTGATTACCCTGCAACTTCTGCAACAACTCCATCTGATACTGATCCATCTGACCACCAGTACCACCCTCAGCATTAGGCTTATCCTTATTATCAATAACCACCGTATCAAGCGGCGGCTCCAACAACTCTTGCGGAGTAACATCCTTAACACCCGACTGATTAAGCATCTTAGACCCAACCGTCGGACCAACAGCACCACGCAACTGAAGACTAACCTTCGGAGCATCACCCTGCGGCGCACTCTCAGCCTGAACAGCCTGCTGCGTCAACTCATAATGCTTATAAAACTGTTCCTTCACCTCAAACGGCAAAGACTCAAACTCTGCACTCTTCATATACGAACCATGAGTCTCCAAATGCACAGCCTTATTCTCAAACGGCAATGGCGACAAACCAGCCTCAACACTCTGCTGAAGCATCTGCGGATCAATAGGAGCCTGAGGATCCTGAAGCATCTGCATCATAAGCGCATCCTGAGCCTGCTTAGCAGCCTGCTCATTAATAGTCTCACCATCAAGAAGCCTATCATGCTCACGCATAGCCTGCTCCTCATCAGCCTCAAACTGCATCTGAACACCCTTAAAATCAGCCATATCAAGATACTTATACGCCTTAGTCGGAGACAAAATCCCCATCTGAAGCATTTGCATAACACGAGCCTGACGACCAGCACGAGTGCGCGGCAAACCAGAACCAGCCTCAACCTTAACCGTCACACCCTGAATAAGATCAGCATCATCAAAACGCTCAACTTTAGGCTTAGAACCAGAACCCGTAATAATCATCGTACGCGGCTCCTGATAATACTGTTGAGCCAACTCAAGCATCATATTACCAGCACGCTCCAACGACTTCTCCATAAGCATAATCTGCGGAGCCAAACGATCCGTAGCAGCCTCCTGAAGAAGATCAATAGCCACACCAGCCTCAACATTAGGAGGAACACTACCCTCCATAATCTCATTCAAACCAAACGTATCCTTCAAACGAGCACCAAGATCCTGCAAATGCTCAAACACATACGAAGGCATACTAGGCACAGGAATAGCCTCAGGAACCTTACCAGCCACCGGATTATACTCAAAAATAGCACCCGGCTCATCAGTAATACGCTGACGCAAAGAACCAACCGGAGCCAACATCTGCGGCTTCAACGTCAAATTCTTATACTCAATAATCTGCGACAACGAACGATTAAGTTCCTTCTGCAACGGAATAGCATTCTCAACAACACTACCATCCCACAACTGTCCCGGCACACGAATACCCGGAAACTTCACCAACGGCAACTTCTCAAACGGATAAGGCCACGGAGCCTCATACAACACAATACTAGGATTCTTCGTAAACACAACAAAACGACCATCCGGATACTTAGGACCCGGCAAAAAATACCCATAATACACAACACGAACATTCTCAGTCGTCTTAGACTCCATATTACCAAACGAACCCGGCAACTGCTCATCAGGATAACGATTAATCGCATTAGCAGGCAACTTAACCCCATAACGCTCCTGAATCTCATCAGGACTCATAGGATGCACACAAAACGCATACTTACAATCCTCAAACACCTGAGCCGAATCATCCAACAAAACATCAAACGGAGACAACACATCAACCTTAATATCACCCTGATAAATACGCTGCTCAAACATATCCGAATCAACACCCATCTCCTCAAGATTCTTCTCAAAGAAATGCTTAACCATCGGATCAACAATAGGCTGACCATCAGGACTCATCATAACCTTCATCCCCGGCCCAGCCTTATCATCCCACGTAATCTTCCAAAAACCATTACCACAAATAATACTCCACATCATGGCCTCTTCACGCTTCTCCGTCAAATGAAACGCATCCCACCAATACTCAAGAAGATTCTCAGCAACCTGCGCAGCCTTCTGAGCCTCATACGAAGCCTGACCCGGCGCAGCAAAAAACTGTGGCTTAGACTTAACAAGACGACTAAGCAACGACTGAGAATTAGGAGCAATCTGATTACTAACCAACCGCACACGATAACGAGGCTTATCACCCTCATCCGTAGGCAACGACTCAATACGCCGCGACTTACGATTATAAAACACATACTGCTTACCCTTATAAAACGCCAAATTAATCTTCCACTGACGCTCCAACAAATTCCTCTGACGCTGCAACTCGTCAACACGCTTAACGAGACTGGTAGCAGGAGCAAAACCAGCAGGAACCTCTACATTGTTATTCGACTCCTCCAATACCACCCTCCTTAAATATTAAACAAACTCTAAATCACTAGCCGCAAGACCCGCCTTAGACAACAAATCATTATACTCCTGAGGAGTAATAATGCCCGTATTCAACGCCCAATCCGCATCCTGCTCATCCTCACTAACCCTTAACTGTCCCATTGGAACTTCGCTTAGAGGCTGACTTCCCTCTAACCGCAACCGCTCCAACCGAACCTTCTCCTCCTCCAACGCCAACATCCGATCCGTCCACGTTTTCTGAGTCTCCAACAACGACTCCATCACGCTTAGTAACAACATATCCTGCTGCTTCCGCCAACCGAACAATGGTATCCTCCTTAACCACTTTTGTCTTACCATTAGACTGATAAGGGAAACCCTTATTAGCAAACCCAGTATCAACAGCCTCCTCGCCCGGAAAAATACGCTCCCCAGTCAAAGCATCAGCCATATTACTATGAATAATCATATTACCACATACTCCCCATCATATCATCAACAAAACGATCCTCTTTATTACCACTAGGACGATCATTAATCACCCAATCAGGCAACCCACCCGGATTATCCGTCGGAAGAGGATCAACAAACCCATCCAACAAAGCACCCGCCGTACGCAACGCAATCTCCATACTATCCAAACAGTCATCCTTAGGCTTCTGAGTAGCAGAATCATAATCAACCCACTCCTGAATAAAATCAGCATGATCCTTCTTAACCTTAACCTTACCAATCCTAAACAAAGGACTCATAGCAAGAATACGCTCCCACTTCTTACCCTTAGCAAACATAGGCACAACAGGAGGCATACTAGTAAGACGCTCAGTCTGCTGCACAAGCGCAGCCTGATAAGCATTAGACTCAATACCAATAATCTCTGGCTTAAACCTAAGATAATACTCTTCAATTTTTATGAGTTGTTCTGCGAATGGAATTCTTGCCGCGTATTGCTCTAG